ATCCAAGTTTTTAATGCGTGAAAGTATCATATCCGTCATTCCAGTCACATACCCATTCTTTCCAATGTTCTCAATATCTTCAAAATTAATATCCATATTCTCAATAAAGTCCGACATGTTCATGGCATCTTTGCATGTATTATTGAGGAAGAAGTTGAGGTTGAATTTCTGGTTGTTGTTATTGGTAGTATTGTTATTATTGTTTCCCATATTGCCGGACATTTCCAGCATTTGTTTATTCTGTTCAACCAAAAGTTGTTTAAACTCGTTGTTTTGTTTCACCAATTCCAGAATAGTATGTGTCAATAATTGGACGTCAGGAGTATTGTCGCTAATTTCTTTGATAGTATCCAGTGTATTCCCTCTTGATTCTTGATTTTGACAGCATTTTTGTTTATGTTGCCATAGACCCACCCGAGACTTGTATTCTTTATCGCAAAAGCAGCATATAAATGCTGTGGAGATTTCTTGAGATTTTTTTGTTAGATTTGTAAGATTTATATGTTTAGCAGTTGCATTATGTTTATTATACTCACTTTGTTTGTTGCATTTGTATTTACAAATTTCACAATTGAATTTATAAGATATTTTTGGAGATTTTTTTGTTAGCATTGTTAATATATTATACTAACAAAAAAATATCCTAAATACTTTATTCTGGAAAATATTAAAAAAGGTTGCAGTCATAATTGCAATGGATTTTACACAATGCCAGCAGAACGCTTTGAATGGAAAAATCGCGTGTTTTCTGTAAAGTTTTCTATCCTAAAAAGAAAAAATGGACATTTTATTTTTGTCCTTTTTTTGAAAGTTACCCAAGAAGTTTTTCATACTATTTGTAGATCACATAAACGATAAAATCGTTCCAATGGTGTCCCATGGGAGACAAGTTGATAACATATACTGTGTGGCTGTCTTGTATTTGAAAAGGATGTATTGACGATACAGTCGCCGGTACTTTTTAATAGTAGAAATAAACAATTTGTGATACCGAGGATAATCAATATGTATATCACATTTTATTGATTCGCGCATGAATTTGCCACACGAGATGTATAATACACCTGCACATCTGTCGTTGTCGCCTAGATTAAATATAAAGTCAGTGTCTTTTAATACATACAATAACATCTTACGGATAGCTCTAGCACTGGTTATAGCATTTATTCTTGCGTTGATCACGTCATTCGTATGTTTTCTTACACGTTTAGTCCATTGTTTTTTATGTATTTTATACGCAGATGTATTGTTAGATAGATTCGTTTCAAATTCAAACCGACGTGGCTGTCCGCCGTGCAATTTGGATGAGGGGGGTAAATTATACATATTAAATTTATTGTTGATTTTTTTGCATCATGCACAATGGTTATTTTCCATGTTATCAATTTTATATTTGTGAAGACCTTTGTGAAGACCTTTGTGAAGACCTTTGTGAAGACCTTTGTGAAGACCTTTGTGAAGACGATAATTATATGTACGTATGCATTGCTCCTGGTTCTTGGAAGCGTGTTGCGTTTGACGAATGGTAAGCACATTCGTTCATATAAAAAATACAAACTATACATATATTGGTTATCAGTTTATTCTTTTTCACGTTTCTTGTCGCATACAGAACACTTGCATGGTGCACGATTGACATGGACGTTTACTTCGCACTTTTTAACATTTCACCACGCGCCTCATACAATTCTTCTAATTCATCGTACATTACCATCCAACTTATCTCCGAGTCGCGCAAACGCATTATCTTGCTTACCAATTCATCAATCAAATGTTTATTTTTTTCGCCACACAAACCAGACAACGACGATACAATATCATACATGTTTTGTAATTCCAATGCCTTGGTCGTTTCTTTATCAAATCGCTTGTTTTGAGTTCGTGTCTTGGGCATTTTCGTTTTATTCGCTTAATTATATAGGTATCACTGCTATATAATCAATCCAATCAATCCAATCAATTTTTACCTGGATTTAATCATATTAATATTGGTTCAAGAAACCACTGAACAGGTCAATGTCTTCACCCACTTGAAGAGTACAGTTCAAATACACATCTCCAGCTACACTTAGTTTGCCGTTGAAAGATACGTCTTCCATCACCACCAAACCAGCATTCAAAGAAGCATCAATGGTTATTTTCCATGTTATCAATCTTATATTAGTGAAGACCTTTGTGAAGACCTTTGTGAAGACCTTTGTGAAGACCTTTGTGAAAACCTTTGTGGAGACCTTTGTGAAAACCTTTGTGGAGACCTTTCACTGGTTTATCAATATCCCACTCATTTCTTGATATCCCACTCATTTCCCGATAACTATATATTATACAAAAACAACATAGACACGGGGGCGGGTAACATTCAATGAATTTCATCAATGTAATAGTTCCGTTGAGATTCACTGGTGACAGGGTGAATCATCCTATAATAAAACTCTAGATGAGAGGGTTACTCAATAAAATGTATATGTAGGGTTACTCAATCAAGTCTCTCCGTAATGGTCGTAAAAAGACTTGGAAAATACGTGTATAGAATGCCTAATATAAATAAAAATTGAATACTATTTCCAATAGAAGAAGATAGACAATAACTATCCGTCTTACTTTCTAAAATGTCCGCTACACTATTGCCGAATGATATGCCTACACTATTAAAATTGTATAAACAAGTCAAGACCTATCACCCCGAATGTCTAGAATCGTTTATTGCGATGAAAAGTCACGCCAATATCTTGAAATCAAATCAAGAAAAAAAAATGAAAGGAGCCATTCATATGAGTGAATTTGAATGCTGGTACGAAATCCAAACAGACAATGAGATGTCAAGTCAGGTTCCCTATCTAAACTATGTAGGCAATGAGTAATATGTATAAAACCGCATAATCAGTAAGACATTTGGTAAAAAATGCATAATAAGAATTTAACATGTATTTTTTTTTAACTAAATTGTTGGATTGCTTGAAAAATAGCATTAAACTTAACAGGGAGAATACTCGTTTTTGCATTTCCCCCATGAAAAAATGAGTTTTACTCATAATTCATTTTTTATACTTATATATTTAACCATTCATGATAGAAATCATCTTATTGAAATGTTCGGGAAGAATCGTAGGTTTAAATCTGACCTCTTTAATAAGATCACGACATGATGGGCATTTGCCATTGCATCTTTTAATGAATTCGCCTGTACAGTTTGCACAATACGCATGATTGCAAGTAAGTGCAACCACATTATTGTCGTTATTTGGTTCCATACATACAGCACATACATCGTCGTAAATGTACAAAGTGTCTGGATTGTCCATGCGAAANAGAATAGTAGGTTTGTTTGTAGAATTTACGTCTGTATATCTAGGCCGTCTTAACCGCGACCGTGGCAACGGTGGCGGAAGTATGTCGTTGTTCGGTAGAGCAGGAGGAGTTGTCATATCCACCACATTCGGAGGAGGAACTTCTATTGGCATTGTGAGAATATCATTCTCGGAATTGTGTAGTTGAATTTGGGTGTTAAGCATTTTATCTGAAACATAACGGACGATGCTGATTATGGCGTTTCTATAATCAGTGTGTGTTCTTGGATGCACCAATCGTTCATCAGTAATCAATCGTAGCCATCTTCGTACATGAGAATATAAGGGTCTATCGTCTAGCCGTAATGACTCTAGGAATTTTGGATATACATGCTTCCATGCACTAACATGACAGCCAACCGTCACTTCGCGAATATTTTTACTTGTGCGATTATAAAAGTAATTCGGTGGAAGTAAATTATATGCCAAGTAGTAGTCTCTGGGTTTAACAACAGATTCATAAAAGAGGTGATTCAACATCTGAATCATCGTTTGAAGTCGCGGGTCGGTGCATGTGGGGGCATTGTGCCCAATTTCTCTGCATATAGAACAAGGCATGTTGCAATGTAGTTGATAAAGATAATGAGATATGCAGTACAATGAAAAATAATTTTGAAAGCAATTTTACGTGTTTTTGAACATAAACATAGGGTTCTCCGTAAATAGTGTGCATAAAAATAATGCCGATAAAAAAATAACTAACTATGCTAGTTATTTTTTATTGTTTTTGTTTTAGTTTTTGTAAAAGTAACTACGCTGTACTCTTCAATTCCTCCTTGATGCGCAACTTCTCGGCCTTAGCTGTCAGCTTAGCTGCCGCCTTCTCGTCAAGTTTCGCCTGCTTAGCTGCCGCCTTCTCGTCAAGTTTCGCCTGCTTAGCAGCCGCCTTCTCGTCAAGTTTCGCCTGCTTAGCTGCCGCCTTCTCGTCAAGTTTTGCCTGCTTAGCTGCCTCCTTCTCGTCAAGCTTCGCCTGCTTAGTCGCCTCCTTCTCGGCGATCTTCGCAAGTCGGGCAGCTTCCTTCTTAGCTTCCTTCTCGTCAAGCTTCGCCTGCTTAGNNGCCGCCTTCTCAGCGGTCTTAGATTCGTTGATTGCCTCCTTAACCTTACCCTTAGCCGCCTTGGCAATGGACTTGAATGTCTTCATAAGTTCCTGCTTCTTGCCTTTCTCAAGCATCTTCAAAACGGGAAACTTCTTGTAGGAAGTGTGCTTAGTCTGTACGGTGCTCATGATAATGATAGTGTTGTTGATTTGTTGATTTGGTTTATAACTACTTCTACAGAATGAGAAAAACAACAATCAATTTTTCACTTTTTCACTGCTTTTTCATTACTTTTTTGTTATATACGTTCTCTAATTCTTCAAAATATGATGTTATAAAGATTCAAGTTCAGTCAGTGTATTAACGTTTTTGGGAACGATTCGTGTATTAAATACATGTATAGGATTTTCAGTAAATAAATAGAAATCCGTCAATAGAAATTCTTTTTTCTTTTCATTAATTTCAATATTCGGAATAGTTTCTTTCAATGTTCTCAAAGATAAATTATATATGCCAGCATTCACTTTGCAACACTGAAGTTGGTCGTCGTCGCACAACGAATGTTCAACAATGTATGATAAATCATCGTTTTCATTTAGAAATATGCGTCCATATCCATCTGGATTTTCAACATTTGCAACCATGATAGAATTTGTGCATTTTGAGAAATTCAAAAGGTCGTCCTTATCAATAAATGGAACATCGCCTGATAAAATAACCACATTCGTATTTTTGGAATAGTTATATTCGTCAAATGCATTGATACATGCTCGTACTGCATCCCCGGTACCTAATGAACAAAGTTTGCCGTCTAAGATCACCTCTGGTTGAATAACATATACTATTTTTTGAAGTATGTCGTCTGAAAACAAATTAGAAACAGCATCTTTGATCTGATTTTTGTATTTACCAACAACAATAAAAATGCGATCAGAGCCAACCAAAATCGCATTTTGAATAACATAGTAAATCATAGGGAACCCCCTAATTTCATGTAGAACTTTTGCTTTTGTTTGGCTCATGCGTTTGCCCAGTCCTCCCGCCATAATAATAGAAACCAATTTATGATCCATATCAAAAGCTGATTTATGATATAGTAAAATAAAACACTTTATGTATGTATAAGTCCAAACAATTTTTACATTTGTATCTCACACCTGACTCATTGTAATTATGAAATTAATTTACACCATTGAAGAATTAAATGGGAAGAAAAATATATTTGTGTCCCATTTTAATTATTCTAAGGTATTTAAATAGATGGGTATTTTATAGTTAATGATCCATATATTTCTTTTTATACTTTCTTATGATGTTTGGTTTTATTTATCACATCTTATTTTACACAATAAGACGGTTTATAAAATAATTCATAAATATCACCATAGTATTGATCATAATATCATCAAATACAAAGATACATATGTTGGACATTTCGTGGAAAGTCCATTACAAGGAATGGGAGTCGCAATCCCTTTATTATTTATAAAATTCAATTTGCATATATTCTTGTGTTCTTTATTAATAATAAATATAAGAGGAATGTTAAGACATGACGTCCGATCCATATGGCTTATTGGAAATCATCATATACTACATCATAAATATCCGCAATGCAATTACGGAGAATATTGGTTAGATACATTATTTGGAACGAGTTGCCCACATAAAGATGAATATATATTTGGTATGATTTATATATAATTAATTTACCAGCAACGTATCCTTTCACCTTGAATCATATATGTGAGATTTTAATAGTTCAAATGGTAAATTCAAAAGGGTAAAAAGAAGATAATAAATATATAATCATAAAAAATATAAACACAATGCAGTATTCATAATAGAGATAATGTCAGAAAACGAGCAATCTGGATCCTTAAAAAGCTGCTTGGAGGAGAGCAACAATCCTCGTATGCAAAATTATGTAAAGATTCTAGATACTCCTGGAATTTCAGCAATGGAGTGGATACATAGAACACAAGAGGAGTTGATGGACGGAATAGTATATTTGGAGAAATTGAAGAATGTATTTAGTATGAATATGCGCGAGTTGGATGCCGCTGCTCGCATTGTAGCAAAAAACAGAGAGGAAGAGGAAGTAGATACTGAAAGTACCACAACAATCAATATTGATGTCCCAGTCCAAGACGCACCTCCTCCTGCTCCTACCCCAGCAACGACAGAAGTGCCTGTCCCCAAAAAAAGGGCTACCAAGACCAAGCCCGCAAGTGAGAAGGAAGAAAAACCCAAAAAAAAGAAGACAAAGGCAGTTGTAAAAGAAGAAGCGTAAAGCCCGAGAAAGTAAAAATATATATTTACAAAAATGTAGATATATATTATACCGTATTTATAAATATGGTTTGTAGAATAAGTTGTGGTTTATCAACAGCGTTTGTCATTGGAATGATTTACATGACAAACTCCATAGAGAAGAGTGAAATTGTAAAAAAATACGAGAAACAATTGCCAGAGAATTTAAAAATGATATATAAGCAAGTGGTGAAGGAGAGGAGCGAGATCTATTATACAGGTTATTTCTTAGGTTTTTTACTGGCAATCGTGATATTAATACTGAATGTATATTTATTAAAGCGAAAGTATTCAACTGCCACCATGGTATGTCAATCGGTTTTGATAAGTTTCATAGTAAATTATTTTTATTATATATTAACGCCCAAAAAAAACATGATGTTAGAGCACATCGCCACCCCCGAACAAACCAAGGCATGGTTGAAGATGTACAAAGGCATGCAATATAGTTATCATGCTGGAATGGGAATAGGTCTAATAGCAGTGGGTATAATGGCATACGGATTTAGATGTGTATAATTAAGAAGTATAAACATATTTATCCAAAAATGCTAGAAAAACAATCAAAATTGTAGAAAATTGATGACAAAAAAAATAACAATTGTTCATAATACAAAGAAATCAAAGAAATCAAAGAAATCAACAATGGTGAAATCAAAAGTAGTGCAGCAAGTGACAAGTGAAACCCTTGAACATTTTAGGAGTCAATTTATGTTGAAAGAGTTACCTAATACAGCAGTTTCTATGATTGCTCATGATAACGGGGATGTATATATTGGTCAGCAAATAAAAGATAAAAAAAATGGATTAGGTACAATGTATTATGAAAATGGAGATGTACAAATATCAAATTGGGTAGATGATACTGCACATGGTTGTGGAGTTTTACAGAAAAAAAATGGAACAAATTTTGTAGGTAAATGGAGAAATGGAAAGTTGCATTGGTCAAAAGTTCAAATACAATATCCAACTGGAGCATTATACGAGGGAACAATGGAAAAAGGAGAAGTAACTGGAAAAGGTACGATGCATTATAGCAATGGAGATATCTATCAAGGTGAATGGAAAAACGGAATGTGGCATGGAGAAGGGGCAATCAAATATGCAGACGGTGAGATATATGTAGGTGAATTTCATGAAGATGTGCGCAGAGGCAAAGGGAAATGCAAATGGACTTCTGGTCTTATTTATGACGGAGAATGGAGTGATGACACCCTGCATGGAAACGGTGTATTGAATGGTCGTGAATATGATAATCGCATTCACACCGGTCCTTGGGTATATGGAGTTCAACAAAAAGAGGGAATGACATTTAACTTAGATAATAATATTATCAAAAAATGAAAACAAACACATAAATAAAAATACAAAAGAGAATAGTTTGAAATGAAAACTATTTTTTTTGTTTGGTAATAAACATAAAGTATATGGAATGAATTTTCGCACTATAACAATAAGTTATATATATAACGATATAAATCTATTTTATTAAATACAAGTAAGCAATCTAATAGAAATGTCCGAAAGAGACCAAATATATAATGAACTCGTTCAATATCCAATACCCGAACAAGTAATCACATATGCGTCTCAGTCGTCTCGTGCGCAATCCAGCTATAGAAGAACAACCTTTGATGATTTAATCACATTAAACTTGAATGAATTACTCCCCAATTTAACAATGGCAGAACATAGAAAAAAAACGAATATTGAGACAGCGGAATGGATCAACAAAACCAAACAATATGGCGAAATAGTAAATAGTGAATTTCAAAAACAGTGTGATGCATTATTAATGAAGATTCAATATTCAATAGAACAGGAAGATCGTATGCGAAAATTCAGGCCAGAACTGGTATCAAACTTGCCATGTGATATGCAATTTGAGATAATGTCATACCTTCCATCCGAAACAAGATTGATGGTGTTAGAATTAAGACATCCTGATACAAAAGAAAAAATGAAGAAATGGAAGGTGAATCATTTAAAAACATTTTATAAGGAAATAGTCCATAATATATATATATTAAAAATACGTGAAAATTACTCAAGGCGATGTTTGTCGCAAGTAAATTTCCGTTGGACACTAACAAACAAAGACGAATATATAAATGAAATATTCGGAATAATTAACATGTTAAAAGAAGCAGTACCTCGTGATGTAGATAAATATTTTGGTTATAAGCACGATGCACTAAAATTATACGCTTCTATAGTATATGTCAATAAAAAATTAGTAGATTCCATAAAACCAAAGGGAAAGCCTAAAAAATGAAGATAATCCGCAAATAAATATGTAAAATATAGATAAATTTTACATATTACAATCCAGCCAGTCAATCATCAAAATAAAAGAGTGTATTAGATAAAAGAATTAGGAGCCGCTTCAGTATTGCGATTGTCGTTTTTGATATTTTTTTCATCGGGCGTTGCATCATAAATATTCAATATTTGTGACACAACTGGACTGTGTTGTCCGTCGTTTTTGATATTTTTTTCATCGGGTGTTGCGTTATAAATATTCAATATTTGTGATACAATTGGGCTGCGTTGCACGTCACGTTGGTTCATTTGAACCATATCAATATTAAATTGTCGTTGTAGTTCGTCGTCACGATTGACTTGCAATGAATTAAATTTATCTAATTTATTCATGAAATCCAATAGTCCATTGTTTGCAGAACGGTCACTTTGTTTTAGATCCCCCGTAATAACCATTTTAGAATGATCACCTATGCGTGTAGTGAGCATAAGCATTTGATTGGGTGTAGAATTTTGCATTTCATCCGCAATAATAAAACTGCGCTTAAATGTGCGTCCTCTCATATACGCAAGTGGAGATATTTCCAGAATGCCGCAATGAATCATATTTTCAATGTCACGTTGTTGATAGAACTCGGAAAAAATATCAAATATAGGTCGTGTCCAAGGATCCATTTTTTTGACCAGGTTACCTGGCAAAAACCCCAATTCTTCTTCTTCAACAGGAACAATGGGTCGTGTCAATATGATCTTATCAACATTGCCTGCCCGTAAATCATAAATAGCTTGTAGGCATGCAAACATGGTTTTGCCGCATCCAGCAGGTCCGACTCCAACGACAATAGGGTTATTCGTGTCACATAGAGATTTCACGTATTTTTTCTGATTTTTAGTGCGAGGTTCGTAACTAGGAGAACCCTTTTTGGAGCGTCCATGTGAAAGAGAATGGTCGTCGTGAAGAAAGGATGTATCAATAATTTTTTTTTTAGAACGCATAAAAATGGGAGATTTATAGAAATTACGCACAGGCGTATATAGAAAAGACTGAGTCCGCATAATATGAGAACATGATAGCATAACAACCATGTTTCGCAGAATCTTCATATATAATTATAAAGCATAATTATTTATGTATTTTTCAAAATATAGATTAAGTATAGCATATAGTACGGTAAGTCAATATAATAATTGGTGACAATACCATGTAATAGTGAAGAACTACGATGCACAATATTCCATATTTAGTTTTTTTTGAAGTATATATAACTAAACACAATAGGTGTATCCATATTGTAATAAGTCAATTGTTATACGTAGCCATGCAAATCATTTTCCGATTTCCAGAGAGCCTATTTTGAGATACACCGCCAAATCCAATATTGGCTTTTTGCATGATTTCTGATAAATCTTTTTCAATCGTATAACCATTTACCAATAGATAAGACAAAACAGACGGAATGTCCTCTGCTGTCATAAACGAATCTGTATTTTTCAATGACGGTCTGCCATTGGCTGTATGTTTTGGATATCTCAATAATACATTGACACAGTTTCCAGGAACAGAGGTAGGTGAGGAGAAAACCCCGAACTGTTGATAGGACGATAATTTTGGAACAGACATAGAGGATACCATATCAGCAAGTGGTCCGTTTGGAATGCTGCTAACGGTAATTACATTTTGATACGATTTATGATAGGAATTCAGTATAGGTTCCAAATAAAAAACAATAGTAGAATTATTAGTAAAAGGACTCTCCATATATATATATTAGATTTTCATTATTATAACAAATATAATAATGAACCATCGCTCTCTATAGGGGTCGAACCTATGACCTTTCGATTAACAGTCGAATGCTCTAACCAACTGAGCTAAGAAAGCATAAAAAAATTACACTATTTACAATATATACTTAATGGTGCATATGCACATACTAATATATGCAAACATCTTTATATTATTTATAGTTCAAAAACATTATATAATATTGTTTGTGTAATAGAATAGAAAGTGACCAGTATAATATGATATAATAATGAAAAAGTACAATGCGATATTGGCGATGAACCGTAAGAATGTGATAGGTAGAAATAATTCAATACCATGGTATCTACCCGAAGATTTGAATTATTTTAGACGGGTCACGCAAAACCAAATTGTAATAATGGGACGTAAAACATACGAATCACTTCCACTAAGTCCATTGCCGAAGAGGATAAATATAGTATTGACATCAAGTCCCGAAAAGTACGATTATTTGCAAAATCTCCACGCAGATAAATTATTTTTTGTCAAATACGAACACTTAGATATGTTAATGAATGAGTTAAAGAAGAACTCAGAACAAAGGAAGTGTTTGTGATGGGTGGGTCAGAAATTTATGAATTATTTTATCCTTTATACAAAACCGTCCATTTAACAATAGTTGAAGATATATCAGAAGAGGACAATGATATCTATAGCCCTTTCACAGAAGAGTTGTTGCTAGAAGATGGATTTATAGAAAAACATAGAGAATCAGACAAAAAGAGTGTTGAAAACGCACAAATATTCCAGCATATTATATTTGAAAACGATAAAGTGGCGTTATAAAAGTATCTACAGAATATATATAATACACATAACAGATAAAGATGACATCTATAGCGAACAAAGAAGAAATGCAGAGTACCAACCAAGAGAATAAAGAAGGCAAAACAATTAAGTTATTGAATAAAGGTACATATGGTTGTATTTTCAAGCCAGGACTGACCTGCAATGGAATGATTGACAATTCCAAAAAAAACATTACAAAAATACAAAAAGAAAAAGAAACTTCTGCTAACGAGATGTACATAAGTGAAAAGATAAAAGAAATCGCAAATTATACACGTTATTTTGCACCGATAAACGAGACCTGTCAAATAGATGTGGGCACGATAGACAATGCTGAAATGAAAAAATGTGATTTTATACATGAAAATATGCAATTAAACAAGTCGTTAGAATTTGAAATGAATAGAATACGATATGTGGGGAAAGATACATTAGGAAGTTACCTATTGACTTTATTGGAAAAGAAAACCGATGCAGATACCTTTTCAAAGGAATTTGTAAATAGTTATAAAATTCTGTTAGAAGGAATTCATAAAATAAGTGAAAAAGGCATAGTACATTATGATATAAAAGAAAACAATATTATGTGTCGTGATAATACGGGTCGTCCAATATTCATAGATTTTGGATTGTCGTTTGACGCGTCAAGCGTACTTTCTTTAGAAACAAACGATATGTTTGATGTATTTTATGCCTATGCTCCAGAATATGCCCCTTGGTCAATAGAACTTTCTATATTGTCCTATATAATAAATAAGATAGGGAAAGATATGGTTTCTATGAAAGACATCTCTAATTTACCAGCATCCATTGAATTACTGGACGAATGTATAGAAGAGTATTTTGTAAAAAACAGGGGAATGAGATTGTTGTGTAGTACAAGATCATGTGAAGAATTACAAAAGAAAACAAAAGAGTATTTTTCAGAGATGGTAAAACCGACGATGTTGGGAACAATTAAATGGAAAAAAGTAATAGAGGAATTGATAAAATATTATAAAACATGGGATGTATATGCGTTATCAATGTGCTATTTACAATTATATGAAGAATTGAAAATAGAAGATACACTAGATGTGTCTTTTATGAATGAGTTCAAAAATATGCTAGAAGAAACAATACAAAAAATGCCGAACGAACGCCCTGATGCAAAAACAAGCTTGGATATACTGAAGAAGTTACAACGAGTTACGAAACAAGATGTTGCGAAGTTAGAAACCGTGTTTATGGACTTTAATAAGAATGATAAAAATATAAAAGAAAGACGCGAGCATTTTTCAAATTCAAAAATAAAATCATTACAAGAAGAAAAGGAGCTAGTTTCGCAGATATAACAATACTAATTTATCAATATAATTAGAAAGATAATCATATCGCTTATTGTCCAATATTTTGACAATCATATCAAACATATTTTTATGTTTATACTTAGAACATAAGTGATGAATGTGACAAATAGAATAACCAGAAAACAACATTGATTTCTGGCTATTTACGTGACATGGCAATTCAATAGTTTTGTTTTTTGATAAATTCCAATAAGCCATCATAGGAGTGACGTCTATACCATTCATTTGAAATTGGTTTTGAATCACAACTTCATTCAATGATGCACATTGCATGTCACTCAAGATGACAAGTTTCATATTTTGAATGAAATCATATGACGCGTTCATCTCTACCATTGTATGCATAATTAAATGGAAGACATTGGGAAATGATGGCAGTGTATTTTGCATATTGAAAATGGTATCATTAATATGAGAGATTTGTTCAACAATATTATGGTGTGGATTAATATTGATCCATGTAGGTCGTCGGTCAATAGTTAAAATGCGATATTTAATGGAACTTATATGTGAAATCAATATTCCCATTCCAAATGCAGTAAATAGAGCTTCGTCATCCATTTTACTGGAGACGTCAATAATAGGCAAAAGACATGTTTGATTGCAATTCCTAATTTTGTCCAGATATAGGTTTTTCCATAAGGAGTTTATAAACTTTACATCGTCTGCATAAGACGGTTCTTGTATATTTTTAGAAATCTCAATCGCATATTTAATAATATTATAAATAGAAATTTTGGAGCTTGATGTACCGTGTATAAAATATTTAGAATGACTCTTATAATCAAACCCCACAATTGTATCATTTTTGTATTTGTTCGGGATGTCTGTATCCTGAATTTCTGGATTTGAATTCAAGAAAAAATATTTCTTATTCATAGCAGTAAATAGAGAGGGACGATTCTCATCTATCTTATGCGACCGTTCATACTGATCTGTTGCATTGCAAATAGTAACTTCGGTTGTATTCAATGCACGATTCATGTCCGACAAAACTTTCCTGTATATTCTTTTAGATTTAGATATAGCAAGTTTGTAGGAGATGTCATTGTCAGCAGTTTTCAAAATATATGGTTTGTGTGTATGAATCCATTGTATCGCCATTTCTTCAAATAACCAAGAGAATTTTGATTTCTCGCGAGGAATGTGTTTCGCAACATTAGAAATATGAAATACAG